AGTATCCATTGCTTCATAATCAGTATACAACTGAATACGAAGTGTCTGGTAGTTCATCGTTGGGTTATAAGGCATATTAGCGCCATAACGATGAAGTTTAGTAAATCTATCTATAAGTGCGTTAGTTTTTACGTTACCGAAGGCTTGGATTTTATCTACATCCATTACCTTTAATTGAGTACCGCCTACATTTCGTATGATTACATCAGTACTAAATAAGCGTGTCAATCTATTAAATAAACCTGGTTGGTTATCTGCCATTATGTTGTTTTATATGTATAAATATTTATTAGCTTAATATCCATGATACGTCTTCAAATCCCCCGCGGCCGTCATTCATCGCAAATGGGTTTGGTTGTCCAGTAGGTAATAATGGACCCATCTCATAGCTTGTTCTAGTAATATTAGATACCATTGCTCGATTTAAATCCATTCCTTGTTCGTAAAATTTCATTGCTGTATCTCTTACAAATAATCCTATTCCTAGTGACATTACTAAGTCGTCATTATATCCGTTTTGTGCTTGAGCCTTACCATGTTGCCAAATAAACACACGTAATTCTTCTAATAAACGTTTAGAACGAAAAATAAAAGCCTTTTCACGAATATACGACTCCATTTTTGCTACAACAAGTGGTCTTGTTTTAGCGGATGTAGTAAAACCAGGAACGGTTTGTTCCTTTTCCATTTTATCCATCCATTTATCTATATTTACCTCACCATAAGTACGAGGTGAATAATATAATTTTTGATATCCTTTTTCTATAATTGTATTAATTACATCCCATCCGATATTTGCATTCTCGACCACCAGTAAAGCATTGTTATACTCAGTAGCAACAGAAACAAGCATATTTCCAAAAGTGCGGGTATCAATTTGCGATTTATATTCAGCCACTTGCTCACACGTTGTCGCATCGATGATATGGAATGCAGAATAGTCACTACTGTCACCGCGAGCCACATCAGCACATACAATATACTGCTTACTATAATTAGGGTACTGCCAAACCCAAAAATCACCACCCATAAAGCGGCGCTCGATAGGATCTTGTATAAATGTTTCTTCATAAAATGATAATAAATCAGGTTCAACTACTGAGTTTCCAGAGCCTAAAAAGTCACAGTCATACTCTTGAGCAAATTCACGAGGTGACATATTTGTTCTTTCTCTTTGCTCCCAGGCCTCATCTCTATCGGGGTGTAAATTCCATCTTAATTTAATTGCTTTGAAATCATTTTTACTTATTTCAGCCTCAGTATACATTCTATGAAACCAGTTACCAACTCCATTTGGAGAAGATAATGCAATGATACCTCCACCAGTAGCAATTGTAGGTTTAATACTTGTATATATTTTATCAATACCTTCAATAAACGCAGCCTCATCTATTAATAATAAAGATACTGCGTAAGATCGACCAGCATCTGATGCGGCTGATGTAGCTACAATTTGAGAATTATTAGCTAATTTTAATGATAATTTATTATCTGATACAGGTTTTTGATTGCCTTTTAGCCAAGAGGGTAAATTATTGTACATAAATTGTACCTTTTCAACCATCCCTTTAGCAGTTTCTTGTTTAGTTGCTATACAAAGTACTGTTTTATCTTTGTTAAATAGCATTGTCCACAATGAATATCCTGCAGACAGTGTTGATATACCTAGCTGTCTTGATTTATTAATAATACTAAAACGATTATTTCTAAACTCATTTAATACCTCTTCCTGGAATGGGTATAGATGAAACAATACTCTTCCTTTAATAGGGTGTGTAATGTAACAGTATTTGCGGAAAAAATGAATTGGATCAGAATAACATTTTATATATTCTTGTTTAATTATTTCTTTAATATTTGTCTGATTCATTTTTGTTTTGTTTTACCTTTATTAGGGCTTACTCTACCTTTTAAATCAGGTCTAGGTTTACCTTTTTTTATTTGACTCAATAATTCTCCAAAGCCTTCAGGTTTTGGTTTTTTCATTTTTTGAATTATATCTTCAGTATAATGTTTTGAATGATTTTGTAATGCTTTACTAATTTTATTATTTCTTTCTATGTTGTTATAACATTCATGACCTATTTTACCTTTACGGATTTTTTGTTTTGTTTCTTCAGTATGTGAAATAGGACCACTTCCTCCTTTTTTTCGTTTATTTACTACTTCAAACCCCCATTGCCTAAATTGCTCAATCCAATATGTTTCTAAAGGTTCCCAATCATTATGATTTAGTGAATTTATTTCATCTATTATAGTATACTGTATCTGTAGACCATATTTAGTTTGATGTCCATAAAACCGGTCATCATTTTTGGTTTTACCAATATAAACCTTATTAGTACCTGGTTTTATATTTTCTACTAGATATATTTTAGTTGATGTACTCATATATATAAATATACAAAAAAAGCCTGACTTACGGGTCAGGCTTATTGTTTTCGCATCGGTCTAAAATGCTAAACGGAGTGTTCCTAAGGTAGAACTATTTGGATATATATAAAAATGCTAATACCGCAGCAATAATACTGCCCATTACTTTAGAAAATTGCTTTTGAAATTTTAATTTTTTATTTTCTGTTTGAACTACTTTATATTGAACTTTCCAATCTCCAATTTGAGTAGTTTTTATAGAATCTGCTATTTTATAATTAACTTCTTTATTTTTAAATTCAGTTATAACACTATCTCTAATAACTACTTTTGTTTGAGTTAAACTAATAATACTATCTTTTAATATCATTGTTTCTCTAGCACCATCTAATTCAGCTAAATCTTTAGCCGAAGCTTGTAGTACAGGTTTTGCTATTAATAGGGGCGTATTAGTAGTATCTTTTGGATATCGCTGATTAAGTGAAGACACTAATTCGGGAGCCGAGTATTTATCAATTTTATCTTTTGAAGAATCAACATATTTGGTAATATATTTAATTTTTTCTTCTTGATGCATTAATAAATAATTTAATTCAAGATCTTTTTTATATAGTTCATAAATTGTAGAATCTTTTTTTGTTATATCAAATTTTAAAGAATCAATAACATGATCTAAACTATCTTGTTTAAGTTTAAATTCTTTTGTTAATTTACTGTTATTATTGCTATTATTACATTTATCATTAATGACCCAAAATAATAAAACAATAATAACTAAAGGTAAAACTAATTTTTTCATGTTTTTATTTTATAATTCCTGCATAAAACTGCATTCTATTTTTAGTCCACTCACTTAATTCTTCGGGCTCCGCTTTTTTAGTCATTTTAGATTGACGCTTTTGTAAATATTCACTACCTGCTAATAAACCATCCATTTTAGTTTGTAATCTAGCTTTAAGATCACGTAAATTTTGTAATTCATTCGATGGTGTATCTGTAAGATCACCCATAGATGGTCTAGAGCGTTTTGCTTTTAATATGTCGCTTTTTACTTTAGATAAACGATTTTCTAAATCTGAATATTGCATAAATGCTTCATAATCATCATCTGACATACCGCCTGCTGAAACATTAGAGGTTTCAATTTCACCTGCTTCTGGTTCTTCTTCATCTCCACCCATCATTTTAGCAAATGATGCTTCAATTTCTTCATCGCTCATATCACCTTCAATACCACCTTCAGGTCCTTCATATCCTGCTGGTGCGTCTTCACCATCTTCATCTCCTACTTCAGCAGCTGCTGGTTGTGGACGATTTAAACGTGGTGCTGTTTGCCCACCTGCTTGGTTAATTGCCCCAGCAGCAACAAGAGCCATAAAATCAGCGTTGATTGGATTTTGTTTATCATATCCCAATTCACCTGCTACATCTATTTTAGACATTGGTTCGCCTGTAGCTTGCATTGCCGCAATAATACGATTTTTCTTACCACTAAAACTACCAGCATTAGTACCCGGAGCTAACTCATAACGTACTGCTACGTTAGCCATTTCATCAATTTCACCTTCTGCAACTTCTTCTCTACCAGAAGCTAAATCGCCTTTTTTAACATTTAAAGCAGCAATTTTTTTATTAATAGCATTTAATTCAGCGTCTTTAGCTGCTTTTTCAGTAGATGATATATCGGCTTCATTTATTACTTCTTTAATAGCTTCACGAACAATTCTATGTAAATCTGATTTTTTCATTTCTGTTTATTATGTGTATAAATATTATAAATTTTGTAGAATAGTAGCAATACGTTCTTCAGTTGTACCTTCAACCTTAATTAAGCGTTTTGGTTTATATTCTTCTAATGCCATTTGAATAGCAGTATCTATTTTAACACGATAACCTAGATCAGTAGTTCTAAGACCATTATCTTCTATAGGAACTCCAAGAGGTGATACATAAATAATTAAATCATAATAATCTTTAAGATTCATTGCCGATTCAACAAACGTACGTTTTTCATAATCGCTAATAGATTTTGCCGATAATGTAAATGAGCAAACATCCCAAATTGTACGATCTGTGATAATATTAGGTTGTAATAATTCGCTAGCACGTTCAGCTAAAAATACAAATTGTCCTGGTAGTGTAGAGTCAGTATTCAATGGAATACCTAAATTACTAAGATACTTACTACGTTCAGTTTGTATAATATAATCCTTAAATTGCTCTAGTTCACCTAGTGCTTTTGCTAATGTAGTTTTCCCAACCGAGACTGTTCCTGTCAATCCTATTCGTGCCATTTTTTATTTTTATTATTTATTTTTTTCATTTGACGTGCTGTTTTTTTAATTTGTGTGGCTTCGTTAGCACGTGCTTTAATTGCTTTATCTGCTCCTGCTTTATATTTAATATCTACAGAAACAGGACCTCGTTTAAATTTATCTAAATCAAAAGTCCATGTTTCTATAGTTTCATCATCTTCATATACACGAGTAAATTTCATACACTAAATATATAATATTAATTCTGCTTAAACCCTAGCACCAGAAGCTTTACCAGCAGCTGATTTATAAAAGGGCTGCCCGTTAACGTCTTTTTTCTTTTCTTCCCATTGTTCCTTAGTATGTTTAATACCAAATAAATAATATTCAGCTAAACGTTTATTGCCTTGTGGTATTAAAGCTGGTCCTTCCCAATTATGCATTTTACCATCTAAATAGTAAATTATAGTTTTATCTCCTGTTTTCATTTTTCTTACTTCTGACATATAGTTTTTATTTTAAATTTGTTAATTCAATAAGTGCTTCTTTCCTAATTAATTTTTCAGCTACATAAATACCATGTGCACCTGATACTGTAATACCCCTAGCTGATAATGCATCACCCACAAAGTGTACATTTGAATATTCATTTAATGATAAATCTGTATAATTTACTAATGGTTCAGGTGATAGGTATTTTACCTCAGGAATATATATTCCATAATCATCACCAAAGTTAAATACTTTATTCATATCATCAATGAAATTATGAATATAATCAGCATATTGACCAAAAGCACCATCAAACTGTTCTAAATCATCTATTTGTACGGCTTTAACAGTTGTACCTTCAGATGTCAAACCAGGTTTACGAGTTTTATTAGGTGAATAATATAACCCAGTATTATCAATTTGTGTATTTCCTACTACATATCTTGACCATTCAAATGGATTATCAATACCTTTAATTTCCATTAATATACCAAAATTGGTCATGTCGTTTCTGAATTCTTCTCCTTTCTTCGCGTGGCCGTTATACGAAATATCACCATAAGTTTCTTCAACGGCAACATAAGCAGCATTATTATTAGTGCAGAAGCTACGCAAAGAAACATTATCAAATCGTTGATATAATTTAAAATCATATGATACATCTATTAATTTTTGAAAATATTTCTGTGGTGCTTCAAATCGAACACCAATCTGTACTGATTTAGGTTCATTAGGTAATTGATAATCATTTGCCAGTTTTTGAGCAAAATCAATACCTGATTTACCTACTGCAAAAATTAATTTATCATAATTATAATCACAATTTTTATTATCATATACTCCTACTATGTAATTACTTTTAAAATCAATAAAATTGATTTCAGTATTCCATTCAAATTTAACACCTTTATCAATTAAATATTGATACCATGCTTTAGCAATTTCATGTAAGAAATTACTTCCAATATGCCAAACAGGAAACATTCTCAAACCAAAGTATGGTTTAATCCATTTAGGTTCCTTTTTAGGATCAGACATAAATATTTCGTCTGGTTTAGGGTGAAAGCGTCTAAAATTGTTAATAACTTGATCCATTAACTCCATTGCTTTCTCATCACCACAATATTTAGATAACTGACCCCCAATTTCAGTGTGATAAGTTAATTTACCGTCAGACCAACCACCAGCTCCTAGCATACCTGTCATTACTTCTTCAGGTAAGCGGTTGTGGGGATCATTACCTTTATCTATAAGGGTAATATATTCTCCAGGATAACCACTATCTACTAATTTAGTTGCAGCGTTAATACCAGCTACACCAGCACCAACAATAACAATTTTACTGTGTGGGTTAATTTCTAAAAGTGTGTTAACATGTTCTTCGGGAATAGTAGTAGTTTCAGTTGTTGTTGATGTTGATATAACAGCAGTTTTAATTCTACTCTCGGCAGGAGCAGCATTATTAACCATGTTATGCCATCCTCTAATTGCATTTTGATAATCTCTCATAATTAAATTAAATTGAATATGTAAATATAATAAATTTATTTTGCCTAAAATAGAGAAAGCCCACCTTTAGGGTGGGCTACAGCTCCAATATTTTATCTCTTACGAGCGAACAGGCTATAAATCTGTTCTATATGTTAGTTATTTAAATAATTCTTCTGGGTTTATAACTAGGGCTCCTTGGTTAATATATACACTTTCTAGTATATCTTTATTTGGGATTTTGTCTATTAAGGTTTTATCTATTTTTAAATATTTTAAATCCCCATCAGGACTAACATTAACTATGTATCCTCCTTTTTCAGAATCCATCTTTTCACTTACTTTTTTAAGTAGAATAAGTTTCATTAAAGCACCAGCAGCATCTTCAGCATCATCAATATTAGTATTAGGTAATTTATCTTTAATTTTAGTTATAAGATCATCTACTTTTTTATATATAAGAGCTATTAAAGGATAATCTTCAGATAATTCTTTAAGCTTTTTATTATTGTTAATAATATTAAATGTTTTAAAAGCTTGTGTTATGTCTTTTTTAGAAAATCTTAATGAACTAGCCTGTTTATCCTTACTTGCTGTAGGATCTATAGAAGATAATAATGAATTTAGTCCGAATAAAGTATTTAATAATTCAATATTTTCTTTATCAGATCCTATTCTACCAAATGTCATACTTTTAGAATCATATGCTTTTACTTCAACATATTTTCCATTAATAATTAAATCTGCTTTTCCACGGCCCGGATTACCAGTAGCCGGTATGGGGGGATTTTGATATGCAAATAACCAGTATATTGCTATTTCTCCATGGCCTGATCCTTTTGATCCTGCTGATTCTATATCTTGGTCTTTTTTAGGGGGAGCTACAGGATATAATGCTTTAAATATTTTAGCATCATCTCCATTAACATTTGTATTATCTCCCAATACATATTCTTTTTTTACAGGAGGTATATCACCATTAGGAAGAAGGAGATTTGCTTTACCTAAGGCATTTTTTATAACTTGATCATATTTTTCATCACCTTCATTAATAATATTCGTTTCATCTATATTAAATTCCTTTAATATTTCCTCTAATATAATCTTTTTTTTAGGATCGTTCATATCAACAATCCCATCGTGGCAACGAAATGACCACTCACTTAATATTTTATCTATAACTTCCATATTATGCTTCTGCTGGTGGGGTTTCTTCTTCAGGCGCTGCTGCTGGTTCTTCAGTTGGTGGGGCTTCAGGAGATACTTCAGGAGCTGCGGCTGCTGTAAATGCTTCTGCCCCAACATCCGGTTTAGGCATTTCAGCACCATTTATTTTTTCATCTAAAGCATAACTTAATTCTAATAAATCAGCTACACTTTGAGATGCTCTTTCAATTTCACTTAATTCCTGCATGTTATATCTTTTACCAGATATTTTTGAGGTCCAATTTTTTCTACCATCATATATAACATAAAATTCTTGATCATTGATCAATTTAATATTAAATGTAGTTGGTTTTGGAGCTACTAAACTAACATTTTGGATAAAACGACCAAATGAAGGTGACATTAAATCCACCATCATCTTCTTTAAGCCAGGAAAGCGATATATTAAATACATCGCTTTCGTAGCTTTTTGTTGTTTGGCTTCTTCCTCTTTAAGTGCTTTACGCACTGCCACTTTAATATATTTCTCTAATAAGAGTTGTTTATTCATCCTCAGGTTGTTGGCTATATTGAATTTCTTCTTCAGTTAAATATTCAGCTATACTATGCATATAATCTGAAGCTAAGGTAATATATGCTGATATCCAACCTGGTAATTGTTGGTTAGGTTGGATTGTTTGATACACTTTAGCCGCATTGGTAATCATGTCTCTTAACTCACCTTTAGCCATTGTTGCTTCGTGATCTTGAGTTGGAGGCCAACTTAAATGACTTTCCTTAATATTAGCAGCTACTGCTTTACGACGCTTAGATAAGTAATCATCAGTCTTATCTACTTTACCATCGTTATTGATATCATCATCTTCTTTTCCTACGGGATCTAGTCCTTCAGCTTTAGAAGCAGCAATAGCATACATTGCAGGATCATTCTTTTTGAATTTACCTGTTTTCTTTAATGCTTTGACTATTTTTTCTTCTTTAGCGGATAAATCCCTTTCAGTTAATATATCAATTAATTTAATCATTATTATATATTAATTACAATATTGACTAGATACTTTTGTTCTGTTATTTTCATCATCAATCTTATAACACACACCATTTATTTTACGATATGTGAATTCAGATTCATTTAAATCTTCTTTTTTAGCAGCAGGTTTTTCAACTTTAGGTTCTTCCTTAGGTTCTTCTTTCTTATCGTCTTTTTTAGCCGGAGTTTTTTTACCGTCTTTTTTAGCAGCAGCTTTCTTAGGAGCTTTAGCTTTTTCGATAAGTCCCATCATTTCTTTAACCTTTTGAGTTTCAGATGATACTCTACCTTCAACTTCGCTAATTTGATTATCAAGCATTTCAGCTAATTTAGCATGCAATCCTTTAATTTTGTCTAATTCATTAACAAACTTTTGCATATGAGCATATTCGGCTACGAATGAACCGTCACCGCCTTCGTTAATTGTATACTCGCCTAAAGATTCTTTCATTTTCTTTAAACCAGCTAATTCTTTCTTAAGGTGTACTAATTTTCCACCGCTTTTTTCAGGCATTGTGCCTTTTTCCATTGCTTCCGCAATTACTTGGCGGATAACGTTACGTACTTCTGTAATATTCATTATTTTATTTTTTGTCGTGTTTGTGTGTATAAATATTATAAGGTTTCATCTAGATCAGATAAACCAGTGTCGTCTTTCATTAAATCGCGTTTGATATCACGCATTGTATCCATTGCCCATTTACGTTGTAGTGGTTTTAATTCATCATTAATTGCATTTTCAATGAATGGGAAAAATTCATCATCAATCAATTTATATACTTCAGCAAGGAATAATTCACGAACGCGTGCATCGTCTATATTGCTTTCATTATATATTTTACTGATGGCATCATAAATAAATTTACCATATTGTAAATCACGTGGTTCATTTGATAATTTATCTACAGCATTAACAACAGCTTGATTTTTTTCTCTGTCTGGGCCAAATCCTTTAGTTCCGACAATTTCGTACAATCCTTTTACAATCTCATGTACTAACATTGGATAACAAATTGCTTTAGCTTTAATATT